GCTAATTGTTCGATAGAAACCATAACTTGTGCAACCATCTCGTCAACACCTAATTGTGCTGTTGGAGCGGCGCCTAAGTCAAAACCGAAGAAGTCTAGAGCTGGACCATATAAATTAGTAGTCGTGCCGTTAGCCGCTGTAGATGGTGCTACTGGACCATTTTGTACGTCAATCGCAAATACCGGTTGTGCATCACCATTCGTTCTTGTAAAACCTGCCATAATAAAATTCCTTTAAAAGTTTTGAATCGTATAGATTCATACTATTATTTATGCCTGGCAATGAAAAAAGTCGGTTTTGGCTACTGTCTTCCAGCCAAATTCTGGCGACTAAAGCCCATTCTATCTACAAATTTAAGACCGTGACTCACAAAACCCTCTTGAGTTTGTGTTCCATCATCTAAATATCCTTTTACAGGGGCTGTCATTGCGGCTTTATTAAGCTGATCCACAATGTTCATTTTGAGATTATAAATAGCTACCCATATAGTAAATGCACCTACTACTCCGGCTTTGTTAGCTTCTAAATGTTGATTAATCTTTTCACGCATCTTATCAGTCATTGGCCTAGAATCAACATACTCAATAAAACCTGCATACAAATCATTTAAATCACCTGCTACAATACGCTTATTAATATATGTAGTGAACAACTGATTAAATGAATTTCTAGCTTGGGGAGCAGTAGACATTAATTGTTCTACTGCTTGACCATACTTTGCTATCTCTGATTGTGCCTTTTTGAATAGTGCTGAATTAATTTTCAAGTTAGGTGTGATTGGCATCTTAGCAGGTAATATAGCAACATCACTGTTATTCTTAAGGTTGCCTATAGTTCCATCTAGCGGTCTTGATTGATCGGTTGTCAATGCACCCTGTGGAATAAATCCATGTACTACTATACCAGAATTTTTACCATCTAAAAATTTACCTAAGTCGCTGTTTGCATCTACTGTATATGTAATACCTTTAGGGTTTGCTTTGAATGTATATAAGCCCTTTTGTTCTACTAATGGTTTACTGAACAATAAATCACCCCAATAATAACCTTTACTATTATCTGCTTTTGATAGACCAGGCCAAATCTGTGCAATCAATTGATGTAAGTCTGAACGGTTTACACCACGTGCCATATCGTATTGAGCAAATTGTTCTGGACTGAATACTTGACGACCACTACCATCTTTCTTATTGAACATGTGTTTATCTAATATGCTAAACTTGCCATTAGTATTACGACCAAATATTAGTGCAGGATAACCATCCCATTTAATAGTGACTTTTTCTGGGTTGGTTACTGTATCAGACATTGCTTGTATAGCTTGATTAGCACCCTGTGTGCCACGTAAAAATATTAAATCCTCAGGATGGTCTAAGTGACCTTTATCTTCGGTTACAACGTTGGTGATATTATCTACTTTATTTCTAAGTAGTGCCAATGATTCGGATAGATTCATTTATATCTTACCTTGTTTTTTTGCAGTTGCTAATAATTGTGCATCAGCTGGATCAACTGATTTTGGGTTTCTCTTTTGTTTACCCACTGAGATAGTTGGATTTTGTGGTGCTAATTCTTTTTGTAGGGCTGCCAATATTTTTTGTTTGTTTGCAGGAGTCAAATTATTTAATGCAGGAATCAAATTTTTTAATATACCCTGAATCTGTTGATACGTTGTTTTAGTTTTTTGACCTGATGCAATATTGGTTGTAGTGTTAGGTGGGGTATTAGGTGGGGTATTAGGTGGGGTATTAGGTGGGGTATTAGGTGGGGTATTAGGTGGGGTAGTTGTAGTATTTTTTGGTTGTTCCTCAGCTTGTGCATGTTGCACAGACCAAGCCAGATCAGCTAATTTAGGTAATACTGATTTACCGTCATCTTTAGTATAAGTTTGTTCTAATTCTTTAGCCAATGATGCTAATCTGGTAGTAACTGATGGGTCACTAATATTAACACCCTTCATAAATTGTTTAAAGAAGTTGGTAATATATTGACTAATAGATTGCTTGTTTTGTTGTTGATTAGATTGACCAACTACTTGACCGGCGGGTGATAGTGCTTTTCCCAATGAAATTTCGTTTAAGATATTTTCAAACAAGTAGTTTAGTTTATCAAACTGTGTTCCTTCTGAAAAATTAGATTGTTTATCACCTAAGTTTTGAGCCATCTGTCCGAATGCTTGTGATCCGGAATTTGATTTTTTATTTTTAGGAAAATTAACTTTATTGTTCTTAGGTTTTGTGACAGGTTTCATAGCATTTGCCTGTTGTTTCTGTCTTACGTTGGTTGCACTTTTGTTGAATTGGTCTGTGGGTAGTTTACTGAATTGACCATTCTGATTCATTTGGTCTTGTGCATTTTGAGTGGCAAGACTTTGTTGTTGTTGTCTCGTAGTAGTAGCTGTTTTATTGAACTGGTCTACCGGTAACTTACTCATTGGAGACATTTGGTCTTGTGCATTTTGTGTTGCAGTTGCTTGTTTCTGTTGTCTTGTACTAGCCGCAGTTTTATTGAACTGGTCTGCTGGTAATTTACTGAATTGACCATTCTGATTCATTTGGTCTTGTGCCACTCCGGCTGCGGCGGCTTGTTTTTCTTGTCTGATCTGCTCTGGGGATTTCTTAGAAGTTAACTGATTAGACATCTGACTAAAAGCATTTGCACCAGCTTTATTAGCTACACCACGTGTCCGTGTAGGAGTAGTTACTGATTTTTTTGTTGTTGTTACTGGATTGGTAACTGGGTTTGTTACTGGATTGGTAACTGGGTTTGTTACTGGATTGGTAACTGGGTTTGTTACTGGATTGGTAACTGGGTTTGTTACTGGCTTATTTCCAAAGTTAGTACCAATATTTGCACCTGATGTTGTCATACCAGTGGCTGTCGGGTCAACTAATCCACTACTAATACCAGTTTGTAATCCACTATATGCCCGACTAGTAAAATTCTTTATAAACTGGTCTTTAACCATCTGGTCTTGTGTGCCTAATACATTCTTACGTCCTAATGAGCCCAGACCTGTTCTGAGAGCGGCAGATCCATAATCTCCTATAAATGAACTTAAGTCTATTTCATTTAATTTGGGTTTTTTAAATTCAGTCAACTTCACGGTTTTTCCTTAATGATTTGGAAAACTTTGCTTGGTCCTTGCTCTTTATAGCTCCTAACAGTTTACGCTCTAAAATAGCGGCGTTCTCTGGGCTATAATTACGATTAATCATCTCTATTAGATTAATAGCACTTGTGATAATATTGTGGCCACGACTCTCAATAATGTGGGTCGTGTCCCTGTTATTACCAATAGCTTCTAATTCCTCTAGTAGGCTGCGAGTTTGTTTTTGCATATTAGTTTCCTAATAGTATTTATCTACTCTTAGGTTTTATTTCTTTAAACTATTCAGCATTGCCTTCAATTTTGATCCCTGCACATCAGCTATAATACGCTTGTTTTCAGGCTCAAGTATCTCTCCTGTAGCTTGGTCTATGATAGGTTCTGATGACTGTAACGTACTTTGCGGCTTAAGTTGACTCATAATATCATTAGCACTGGGTTTAGGAGTATAACTGTTTTCATTGTCCGGATCACTATCACTGATACGCATAGTTTCAATATCATAATCTAAGTCAATCTTTTGACCTACACCAGTACTACTACGACTTTTCATACATTGAATCTGATACTTTCCACGCTCACGCATACTGCGACTTGTAAAGATACCAAACACGTTATCAGCAGTATTAATCTTACTGATACCACCTGCAATGTGACTATGGTCAAACTCAATCTCATCTACTGCACTGCGATTCAATTGACTTGCAGTCACCATCAGTATGCCCAATTCTTTCGCAAGATTACGCAATTCTTCAGCTACATACTTGTCTTTAATAAACTGATCGTTAGGATTGACTTTAACTGATACTGGCATAACTAAGTCTAAGTAGTCAACCATCACAAAGTCAATTTTAATGCCTGTTTGAATTTGTACTTCCTTTAAGTAAGCACGAATGTCATTCACATTACTTTGTGCGGGCAAACCCTTAACACGATATTGTCCTGACTTTTTACCAACCATTTTAACTTTAAGACTTGTGGTATCAATATCTTTACGAATTGCTTTAGTGCCCATCATAGTTAACATAGCATCTGTTCTTAATGATGTTAGTTCTTCACTAAGTTCTAATGTAACATATACACCACTCATTCCTTGTTTCAACCAGTTCAAAGCGATATTCATCATAACCAAACTTTTACCTGAACCACTAC